GTGGACGATGAAGACGACGTCGTTTTGCTGGGAGAATTGGAGCTCGAACGCCTCCGCAGCGGTCCACGGGGTGGCTAGGACAAGCGGGTCATCCGTTGGGTCGAGGACAAGGCCGGGGGTGTCCCCGGTGGTCCAGAAGCGGAGGGTGTATTGGCCGAACTCGAGGATGAAGGTGGTGGTGACGGAAAACTCGAACTCAACAAGCCGGTGGGGGAAGTCCGGGTCCGCGGCCTCCCCGATGAAGACGGTGCCGGGGCGGGAGAAGGCGCCGCCGTAGACGGTGGGGCGGATGTTCTCCATGGTCCGGCAGGCGGTCCGGTATTTCTCCAGGTCAATGCGCGGGTCCGTCCACGGGGATAGCTCCCCGCCGTTGAATGAAACGCGCCGGTCGAGAATCTCAGGCATTACCAGCGGGGGAATCGGTTGAGGAGGCGGCGGATGTTATAGGCGGAGGTGAAGCGGGACTGGATGAGGGGGGAGTTGTCCAGTATCCGGCGGAGGCCGCGGCCTTCCCGGGCGCCGACCTCGATGGCGTCCACCTGGCGGGCGGCGCTGAGGGCGCGCTGGAGGAGGATGGAGAGTTGCCCTTGGAGTTGGAGGTTGCCGGTGAGCGGGACGACGATCGTCATGGCCAGAGTGGCGGCGACGGCCTTGGTTAGGAGCGGGTCAAACTCGTTGACGGGGATGCGGGCGATGTAGCGGATTTGGCACTCGTCCGAGTCGATGAGGATGCGGCGGTTGGCCTCGAGCTCGAAGAACTCCTCGGAGCCGTTCCATGGCTCGCCATTGATCTCCAGGAGGCGGAGGAAGTCAGAGGGGAGGACGTAGGCGGTGGTGTAGCCGTGGGTGGGCGGGGTGGAGCTGGCGCTCAAGGTGGCGCGCTTGGTGGCACAATTCCAACGGTGGGTGCGGAGGACCTCGTCAATGGTCGGCTGGATGAACTCCTTGCAGACGCGGGCCGGCTTGCTGTTGGTGTCGTCGATGTCGGAAATCTTCGCCTCGCCTAGGTGGGCGAGTGCGTAGTTGGCAAGCTGGGTGGTGGTGGTCATGGCCAGGGGAAAAAGAAAGGGCGGACGAACATCTGGAGATGCCCGCCCGCCCTTGGTGATGCGGGGCGGTCAGCGACCTACAGGGTCTTGTAGGCGAGGACGACGACGACCTCACCGGCCTCGATGGTGGCCGTGAAGGTGGCCAGCGTCATGGTGACGATGTCGGTGACGGTGCCGGGGTCAACCTTGTGGCGGGTCAAGAGACCTTCAGGGAAGGCCGGTGCGCAGAAGTCGACGGTGCCAGTGGCGGCGCAGTTGGCTCCATCGCAATAGCGATCCGGGTTGACAACGTCGCCGATGTCAATGGTGAGGGCTCCCGAGGTGGCATCGTTGGTAACGATGATCTTCGACAGCTCCGGGAGCACGATGGCGCCAGGGGGCAGTTGGATCAGGTTGATGACGTCGAGGGCCTCGTTGTCCGCGGTGATCGGGACTTGAATCGTGGCATATTGAACGGATCCGCCGATCTGACGGTTGTCGTCGATGCGGTCGTTGAAGTTGGCCGCGGCAGCGACCATGGCGAGGAATTGGATGGAGGAAACGGTTTTGGCCATAATGGTGAGGCGTTAGATGGGAATGAAGTTTTGGAAAGGGGCGGGACCTTGCGGCCCCGCCCCGGTTTGAACTAGCGGCGGATCAAGGCGACTCGTCGCAGGCGATGGTGATGACGCCCTCGTCGTCGAGACGGGTGGCGCCCCAACCCCACTCGGTGCGGAGCTGGACGTTGTGGAGCTTGGTCGGCAACTCGTCCACCCAGGCGGTCGGGTTTTCGGCGATGCCGAAGACCACGCTGTTGCGGGCGAAGGCGACGCACGTGCGGACGTCGGTGCCTGCGTTGTATGGCAGGAGCGCCGGCGAGACGGCCTTGATGGAGAGGCCCATCAGGTTGATGACTTGGCCAGTGTGGAGGCGGCGAATCTCGCTGAAGTCCGCGCTGGTGAACTTCTCGTCATGGAGAAGGTCAGCAATCTGGGTGTGCGAGATGATGATGGTGCCGGCGGATTGGTTTTCCAAGTCTTGGCCGGTGACCTCGTTGACGCCAAAGATGCGGGAGATTTCGACAATCTTGTCGAAGGTCATGCCGCTGTTGGCCGGGGTTCCGGTGTGCTTGAAGTTGACCGGGATGGCCTGGTCACTCGGGAGAGTGATCGGGGTGGCGCCGGTCTTGCCGCTCTGGACGGTGCCGATGATCCCGTCGATCAAGGTCTTGTCCATGTTGCGACCCGCGGCGGCGAGCTGCAAACGGAGGATCTTGGCGTGCGGGCTGCCGATGCTGCCAAGCATCATGGCTTCACGGCGGTCGATGATGTGGGCGGAGTCCTTGAAGTTGACGTAGAGCCAACGGAACTCAATGTCCGCCTCATCCGGGTTGGTGTCCCCGTGGCGGGTGGTGATGTCACGGGCGGTGACAGGGGCGAGCTTCGAGTAGCGTTTGCCCTCGCCGGCGATGATCTCGGTATCGACGTAGGAGTCGAGACGCGAGCCGAGTTGTTGGAGGCCGAGGCGCCATTCGTCCGAATACATGTTCGGGAAGGCGTCCGGGATGATGGAATCAAAGGCCATATCTGGAGTTGAGTTGGTAGTTTTGAGGTGTGCGGCTGTTGGGCCGCGGGTTATCACTGACGCGTTGCGCGAGTGTCCGCCTCTGCGGGTCGCCTACGGAGTTGTCTCCGTGGTTGTCTGCCGCTCCCGGGTCGCCATTGCTGGCGAGTATCCTGCGGGACTACGGTGGCACGATGAGGGAAAGGGGCGCGGTTGTGCCATTGCCCAACTCGGGAACAAAATTAAGCCCCGGCGCGGACTGGCCATGGAAAGAACCAGCGCGCCGGGGCTCTCCCCCTAACCACAGGGAAAACTATTTCTTGGCGCCGCGCTTATCATGGGCGGCCTGGAGGGCGTAGAGCTCATTGACGCGGGCGTTGAGGGCGGCATCTTTCCGCCATCCCGGGTTGGCGGACATGATGGCAACGGCCTGCTGGCGCGGGTTCATGTTGCCGCCGGTGATCTCTGTGCCGACGCCGGGGAGGGGGGCTTCCCGGAGGGCGCGGCGGGCCTCGTCAATGACGCGGACGATTTTGGGGTGAGAGAGGGCGGCCTGGAGGGCGGGGTCGGCGAGCTCCTCCGGGGTGAAGCGGGCTTGGGTGAAGGCTTTGTTGGCCTCGAGGCGGGAGTCGTAGTTTTCTCCCCATTCTTTTTGGAAGGTGGCCTCGCTGGTCTGGGCGAACTGGGAGATTTTAGCGTTGAATTGCTCCCCGATCTGGCCGGCCTGGGTGGAGACTTGCTCGAGGTGGCGGGCGAGGAGCTCTTGGGCCGCGGCTTTCGGGACGTGGTGCTTGTGGAAGATTTCGGCATAGCCGGCCATCTCGGCATCATTCCACTGGACGTTGTCCGGGAGCTGGGCGGGCTTGAGTTCGTAGCCGTCCGGGGTGTCCGGGACGCCGGCCTCATGGCGGAAGGCGGAGATGTCCGCATCACTGGCGCCTTCCTTGGGGTAGGTGATGCCGGTGGTTTTCTTGCCAACAAAGCCAATGGTTTCATCCAGGCGGCGGAGGAGGGCGGCCTCATCCTTGACGGTGGCGGCGGTGTTGGCGAGGCGCTCGAAGCCGGCGGCGCGGAGGCTTTCTGTCCAGCCTTCAGCGAATTGGCCGTCTTTCTGGATGTGCTCCCCGAAGAAATGGGAGGGGGTGGCGGGGGGCGTTGCGGCCGGTGGTGGTGTGCCGGCGAGGAAGCCGGATGATGGCGCGGGGGCGGCTGGTGCCGGGGTTGGGGTTGCTGCCGCTGCCGCGGCTGCGGCGGCTGGCGCTGGTGCTGCGGGCTCCGGGGTGGCTACGGCTGGGGCGGCTGGTGCTAGTGCTGGTTCTGACATGGTCGGTTAGGGGTAGGTGAGGGTGTTGGTGGCGGGGGCGGGATTTGAACCCGCGTGGGCGTGGCAATGAGGTCCACGCTTGGACCGCTTCGCCCCGCGGTTGGGGCGGTGGGTTAGCGGGTGAACTTGCGGCCGTGGTATTTGGTAGCGGCGGCTTCCGGGTGGTAGGTGAACCACCAGTCAATGACGGCGGGGGTCTTGTCTCCGGCGGCGGGGTCCATCGGCGGGCATGGGGGGATGGACTTCGAGGACTTGGGCGCGGGTGGCGTGGGTGCCGCGGTGGCCTCTGGTTCCGGGGCCGTTGGCTCGGTTACCGGCTCCCCGCCTTGTTTCTCTAGCCATGCGAGGACGACGGGGCGGAGGTTGGTTTTCCCCTGGACCATGCGGAGGTGTCCGCCGGGGTCTTGGAATGCGCCGACTTTGACGCCGTCGAAGTGGATCTCGTTGCCGATTTTCTGGAAGCTCATGGGTGGTTAGGGTGGTTGGCTTTTTCGATGAGGGTGAGGATGTAGTTTACCGCGGCGCGCTCGCCATCCCGGACGGCGGCACGGAGCGGGCAGAGGGTGCCGGTCTCGGTGGCGATGAAGGTGCGGCCTTTGATGTCGAAGCGGGCCTCGAGGTGGGCGAGGACGGCTTGGCCGTCATCCGTGGAGAAGACGGCGGCGAATTGCTGGAATAGGCGGTCCTGCGCCTTGCGGGCGTGGTCTGCGTGGATGGCGGCGGCGGCTTTGCGGTCTTGGAGGCTCATTGCATGACGGCGCCGGTTAGGTTGTTGACGACGGCTGGGTTGGCGCTGCTGAGTTTCTGGGCGACGCCGGCGGCGGTATCCGCGGCGGCGAGCTCCTGCTGTGAGGCGGCGGCGTCTGCGCGGGATGCGGCCATGGCCTCGACCTCTTTCTTGGCGCGGATCCATCCTTCCGGGAGGCCGGCGTTGCGGGCGATGTCCCGGAGGACGGTGGAGAAGACGAGGGTGTCCGCGGCTTCCGGGTAGACCTGGAGGATGGGGGTGGCGAGGTTCATGAAGTCCACCAGGCTGCCATTCTGGCGGGCCTGCATGGCGAGCATGATGCGGTTCTTGTAGAGGATGGCCGGGAGGGCGACGCCGGTGGACTTGCCATTGAGGACGCGGGTGACGCTGGCGGGCGGGTTGCCGAAGCTGCCGGCGCGGAGGAGAACGCCAAAGACGCGGGCAAGGATGGGGTCCAGCATCTCCGAGACGAGGCGGCCGAAGACGGGGGAAAACTGGGTGAGCTTCTCCCCGGCGACGAGGTTGGCCTCCGTGGCGGTCATCGGCTGGCGCTCCATGGCGCGGGCGGCGAAGAGTTGGAAGAGGTCGACGTGGAAGGCTTGCTCGACCTGCTGGCGCTTGTCTTGCATGCGGTCTTTGGCGACGTCATAGCGACCGGTGGGGGTGAGCTCCCGGAGGAGGACGGCGGAGTTGGGGTCGCTGGGGTCAACGTAGGTGATTTCTAGCGCGCCTTGGCCGACTTCTCCCTCGAGGTTGTTGGGGGCAACCATGGGGGGGAATACGGCTTTCTCGGCGGCGGCGTCGGCGAGCTCGTTGAGGAAGTTGAGCTGGCGGGAGTCTCCCTTGGCGACGGATCCGGGGCCGAATCCCCAGACGCATCGGCCGAAGCGGCGGTAGCGGTGGACGGCGAATGGGAACTCATCGAAGCCTTCGTCCTGGACGATCGTCTTGCCCTTCTCATAGACGACGCAGGAGCGGAAGGGCTTCTTGGCGCTCTCCGGGGCGTCCTCGGCGGGTTCCTCGTCGCGCTTGTGGACGGCGTGGACGAATGCGAATCGCTCGGTTTTTGCGGTGGCGGTGCCGAGTTTGTTGGCAATCTCCGGTGGGAGTTTGTCCCGGCCGAACTCCTCGGCGGCTTGGTCAGCGGTGAGGCTAAGGTCCCGGTAGATGCAATTGACCTTTCCCTTGGCGTCCTCTCCAATGAGGTAGGTCTTGATGGGTTGGTGGCGGAAGTAGAGCTCGCCGGCGCCGTCAAGGTCTCCGCAGAAGAGGGCGGTGGTGCCGTAGACGGGGCTCTCGATGTAGCTCTCTTGGATTTCCTCGTAGAAGTTGGATGCCTCGATCGCTTCCCGGGCGGTTTCCGAGGCGGTGCGGTAGAAGCGGACGGCGTCGTCATCGGCGCGGAGGGCCTTGGGCGGCTGGAACTCGACCCAAATTTCCTCCCGCGGGGTGACGAGTGAGGCGAG